ACGCCGTAGCCATTGGAGAGATTGAGGACGAATTAGCCTCATATTTTGCACGCTTTGAGAAAAAAGATGAAACATGGCGCAGATGGGTAGCAAGTGGCGAACGTACCAGAGAAGAATACCAGCAATGGCGTGTAGGACAGATGGCAGTAGGTAGACGCTGGACAGATCAGAAAGATGCAATTGCAAGACAGCTTGTCAATACCAGTAAGACAGCGCAGGGATATGTAAGGAAGTATTCTTCTGAGATATATGTAGAGAACTTTAACTTCTCAACTTATCAGGTAGAACGCGACGCTGGAATCAGTACACCGTTCACCCTGTACTCTAAGGCTTCTGTTGAGAGACTCGTGAGAGATAACCCCGAAGTAGCTCCTCCTGTTGGAAAGAAAGCAGCAAGAGATATAGCAGAGGGCAAAGCTATTAAGTGGAATAAACAGCAGCTCCAGTCGGTTATGATACAGGGAATAATGCAAGGTGATTCAATCCCTAAACTCACAACCAGACTCGCAACAACAGTAGGTGATAAAGACCGCAAAGCGTCAATCAGAAATGCCAGAACCATATCAACAGGAACGCAGAACGCGGGAAGAGTGGACGCTTACAAAAGAGCAGAGGATAACGGCGTTGACCTTGAGCAGATGTGGATAGCAACACTTGATGGACGCACAAGACATTCACACAGATGGCTTAATGGAGAAGTAAGACCTGTTGGAGAGCAGTTCTCAAATGGTTTGGAATATCCGGCAGACCCTCACGGAGATGCATCTGAGATATACAACTGTCGTTGCTCATTGAGAGGAGTTGTAAAAGGATTACAACCCAAGGCAAGGCAATACAGAGATAGTACTGTGGATGGAATGACATATAACGAATGGAAAGATGCAAAGGCAACATCAAGTAAGATCACATCTCCTGATGAGAAATCAAAGGCAGCAAAACAGAATTATTTAGATAAATACGCAAATGGTGGTATAATAAATCAAGATACAAGGCGTGAGAAAGACCCGTTCAAAGATTCATATTCAAGATTTGCCGAGCTTTCTCCAGATGAATATGCAAGAGCTAAAGAATTATGGGATGTTCTTCCAGAGATAAGCATGAGCGGGGAAGAACGGAGAATGGTTTTCAGTAATTTTAATGAAAACCTATCCAATGAAGAGAGGGCAAGTTCGCTTGTATCAATGCCTATAAGCGATTACAGGTATTACGCGGTAAATAAAGGATTTAATGAATACAAGGTATACAAGAAAGAGGCTATTGATATTACGTATGACAATGTAGTTGATGAGGTTCTTTCTGAAATGTTTGGCAGAGATTGGAGGAAGGAGCTTGGAGAATGAGAGATAAGAAGTTAGAAGAACTCTTCATAATGGCTGTTGCCGAAGTAGACAATAACAAAGACTTCATTATAAGCGCTCTTACTCTGATGAAAACAGACGAACAAAGGAAAAAGGTTCTTGATTATTTATTGAAGAACGAAACTGCGACTAAGAACGATTTAAAAGAGAAGATGGCGTATATTAGCGTAGGGTTGGCATGAGGAATAGTTATGAGCATACGAATCGACGATCATTCAGATGAATATTTAAAAGCTGTAAATATTGCTCTTGAAGCTGCTCTGGAAGGGGTAGGAGTGCATATCGAAGGTGAGTCTAAGGAGGAGCTTGAAAACACTCCTCGAAGAATCGATACCGGAAACCTTCGTAACAGCATTACCCATGAGGTAGCAAAAGATGAAAAGGCTGTATACGTCGGAACCAATGTGGAATACGCGTTATACGTCCACGAAGGAACATCTAAAATGGAGCCTAACAGGTTCCTTAAAAACGCAGTTGATAGAAACAAAGATCAGATAACAGATTATATCAAAAAAGCAATGAGTTGACCGTCAGAAATGGCGGTCAATATTTATTTGCGCGAAATATGGTAAAATTAATACAGTAAAAACAAGTGAATACGAGCGTGGACAGCGGTTAGCTACCGTGAATAAGCCACAACTTATTCTTACACGATAACAAAGCCCTTTGTGGAGAGCGAATTACTCTTTGCATGGGCTTTTTTGCTTGTTTATAAGGGAATTACCATACGGATTCAAGTTGATCGTGGCAATCACGGATATATTGATGGCGCAGCGTATGGAGTTGACAGCGTACTGATCGCTGGAGGCGGTGTTTAGGCATCGCCTCATACAACGTTAATTAGCCGAAGCAATGGCTAAAGGTAATTTATAAATCTCGAACCGCAAAGCATAGCGGACGAAGCAAAGGAGAGATGAAAGATGAGTTTAACACGAAAAGCACTTGTAGCAATGGGAATTGACGCAGAGAAAATCGACCAGATTATCGAGATGCACACAGAAGTAGTAGATGCAATCAGGAGCGAAAGAGACGCGGCAAAGGAAGAGGCTAAAACCCTTAAATCAGATGCGGATAAGCTCGCAGTAGTTGAGAAAGAGCTTGCAGACCTCAAAGAGCAGAATGATAAGCCGGATGCCTACAAAGAGAAGTACGAGGCGTTGCAGGAAGAGTACAAAGCATATAAGGGCGAGATCACTGCGAAGGAAGCAAAAGACGCAAAGAGCAAAGCGTACAGGAATATGCTCAAAGAGGTTGGCATATCGGAGAAGCGTCTTGATACCGTAATGAAGGTTGCAGAGGCTACAGGTTTTAATGGCATCGAGCTTGACGATGATGGTGCTATTAAGAACGTGGAAGAGCTGAAAGAAAGCGCTAAGAATGAATGGGCTGATTTCATTGTTAGCGAAGGAACGGTAGGAGCAAAGACACCTACACCGCCAGCAAATAACGGCGGCAAAATGACAAAAGAACAGATCATGGAAATTAAGGACACTGAGGCGAGACAGCAGGCAATGCTTGAAAACGCGGAGGTGTTCGGAATCTAAGAAAGGAAAAGGATTATGAAAGAGAATTTGAGAATGAAAATGAATCTCCAGCACTTTGCAGGCAGCGCAGAAGATAATCTTATCACAGCTGCTAAGATGAAGAAAGTGCGCGAAGTAGATTTCACACAGCAGTTTACACACCAGAGCCTTAACAAGCTCATCGAGGTTCTCGGCGTAACACGTAAGATTCCTATGATGGAAGGAACAACAATGTATCTTTACACCGTTTCTGGTGAACTCCAGAGCGGAAGCGTAGCAGAAGGTGAGATTATTCCTCTTTCAGCTTACGAAGTAACAAAGACTCCTGTAGGAGAGATCACGCTTAAGAAATGGAGAAAGGCTGTATCAGCAGAGGCTATTAAGAAGAGCGGATATAACAACTCAGTAGTTGAGACAGATAACAAGCTTCTTAAGGATGTACAGGCTGGAATTAGAAGCGATTTCTTCACACTTCTTAACGGAACAATCACAGGTGCTACATCCGTTACAGGCGCTGGCTTACAGGAAGCACTTGCAAACGCATGGGCTCAGTTGCAGGTTAAGTTTGAAGATGATTCAGCAGAGGCTGTTTACTTCCTTAACCCTCTCGATGTAGCTCCTTACCTTGCAAAAGCTAACATCTCAACACAGACAGTATTCGGCATGAACTACGTTGAGGACTTCCTTGGACTTGGAACAGTTATTATGACATCCAGAATCACTCAGGGAACATTCCTTGCAACAGCTAAGCAGAATCTCGTTATGTATTACCTCACAATGGGTGGAGACATCGCACAGGCATTTAACCTCACAGCAGACGATCTTGGATATATCGGAATTAAGTCAGGCTATCAGAACGAAGAAAGAGCACAGATCGAGTCACTCGTTATGAGCGGTATTCAGTTCTTCGTAGAGTACGCAGCTGGTGTTGTTAAAGGCGAGATCGACGATTCTTTTTAACTGACCTTACCGTATCTCCCGACGATAGCGCTGATTACTTTGAAAGCGGCAAGGGCGCCGCAGACATCCAGAGTGACATAGCTATTAACGACGGTAAGGTTACAGGAGAATTGAAGTTCATCGAGGGTGGAATCGCAGCAGGAACGCTTAGCGGTGATGGTTACTTCCTTGGACTTAAATTTAGCAACTTTGCAGAAGGACTTACATATGCAAATGTTAAGGTTGGTCTTGTTCCTTCTTCAACAGGTATGCCTCTCCAGACACTCGATAACGATAAGAACGCAGTATTTAAGATCACCGATAAAGACAATCAGAAGATTAAGATTGTACAGGCTGACAATGCAGGTCATAAGAACATTCAGTATCTCGACCTTAGTGCATTGGAGCTTGAGAGTACAGGAGCTTAAGTATGAA